GCGGAATCTTCATTCTCACAATTAACAAAAGTTACAGAACAGACAAAGGCAATGTTAGAATCTTGGTCCGTTAGTAATAATGATAATGTAAGCGCCCAAATCGCATTTAATCCGGTAATACCAAATTATACTGACAGAACCAATCAATTTAACGGTAATAATATAACCAAAGATGATTATATGAAATACGGTTGGTTATTTGGAGGTAGATAATATTTATATAAAACCAACAAATCAATATCTATTTAGTTATTATTTGTGGTGATTAAAATTACCCTATGGAGAATAACAATAATCAAATTACGGTTTGGCAAAGGTTAACGAGAGCATTTGGACCAAATGCGTTACTCAACCAAGATTATCCAACCTACAAATTCGATAAGAAGGAGTTACTTCGCACAACTTCAAAACAAGAATACGATAAAGAGCTGTTACAAGCTCAACAAACTTTTTATTTAGCGAATCAATGGACTAAAATAGAAAGTAATCTTTATACTCAAGCGGTTTATTACGAACCAACAAGATTGGCATCGTTTTATGACTATGAATCTATGGAATATACTCCCGAGATTTCAGCAGCGTTGGATATCTACGGTGAAGAATCAACGACAGTTGACCAGAATGGTTATATGCTTCAGATTTATTCTGAATCAAAAAGAATTAAGGGTATTCTAACCGATTTATTTAACAATGTTTTAGATATTAACACCAACTTACCTATGTGGACGAGAAACACTTGTAAGTATGGTGACAACTTTGTGTATTTGAAATTAGACCCTGAAAAAGGTGTTGTAGGATGTATGCAGTTACCGAACATTGAGATTGAGCGTTTGGAACGTGGTATGCCGGCAAAATCACAGAATGTAGAAGAACCAAAAGAAAATAGAGGGTTAAGATTTAAGTGGAAAGCAAAGGACATGGAATTTAATTCATGGGAAATTGCTCACTTTAGATTGATGGGTGATGACAGAAAGCTGCCATACGGTACATCTATGTTGGAAAAAGCTCGTCGTATTTGGAAACAGTTATTATTGTCTGAAGATGCTATGTTAATATATAGAACATCGAGAGCACCTGAAAGAAGGGTATTCAAAGTGTTTGTCGGTAATATGGATGATAAAGATGTGGAGGCGTATGTACAACGTGTTGCCAACAAATTCAAACGTGACCAAGTTGTTGACAATAAAACAGGTAATGTTGATATGAGATTTAATCAAATGGCTGTTGACCAAGATTACTTTATTCCTGTTCGTGATGCTGCGGCTCCAAACCCAATAGACACATTACCTGGCGCTCAAAACCTGTCAGAAATTGCGGATATTGAATACATCCAAAAGAAACTTTTGACCGCACTTCGTGTACCAAAGGCGTTTTTAGGATTTGAGGAAGTTGTAGGTGAAGGTAAGAATTTATCTTTACAGGATATTCGTTTTGCTCGTACAATCAACAGAATTCAAAAATGTATGATTGCGGAAATGAACAAAATCGCAATCATTCACTTGTTTTTGATGGGATTTGAAGATGAATTATCAAATTTTACATTAGGTTTAACCAATCCATCAACTCAAGCTGATTTACTTAAGATTGATGTATGGAAAGAAAAAATATTACTATACAAAGATGCGGTTGCTGCCATCGAAGGTATTGCTCCTGTGTCAGTTTCTTGGGCTAAAAAACACGTACTTGGATTCTCTGATGAAGAAATTAAACTTGATTTACAACAACAAAGAATTGAAAAGGCGGTTGGAGCTGAATTAACTAATACCGCAACAATCATCACACATACAGGTATATTTGATAATATCGATAAATTATATGGTTCTGTTACTGGCGGTACAGCCGCAGGAGGAGCACCACCACCTCCACCAGGTGGCGGAGAAGAAATGGGAGGAGAAATGCCCCCACCACCTCCACCAGCAGGAGGAGAAGAACCACCAATTCCCGAGTCGTTTAAGAGGGATAATTTGAAAATTTTACTAGAGAATGATAGTCTAACTGAATCAGATAGTTTTATCGATTTATCAAAAGCTAAAAATTCTTTGGGGGAAATTGAGTCTGAATTGTCAAAACTATTGAGGGATTGATATTTATAAATAAAAAGACATGGTAAAGTTCGGTTTATTAAAATCAAAGATAGAAAAATTGATGTTAGAATCTTATTCTAACGGAACATTCAAGACTGAAATGAAAAATTTCAAAAAGAATGTATTGGAGAATAAAAACATTTCAAAACTTTTCTATCTGTATGATGAATTGAATTCTAATAAAGGTTTGAATGAATCTATTGTAGATGATTATATCTACGAATGTATAACGATATACGAAAATACAATCAATAAGATTAAAAATTCAACTCTTGTTGATTTATCTAATTGGGTGGTTAATGTAAAGTCAGATAACAATTACTCAACTATCGACAATCTATTCTCTAATGATGTTCTCACAATTGAATCTAGATTATCTAGCAAAAAATTAATTAAAGAGTCGTTAAAGAAAAAACCTGTAGATAAAAAAGAAGTTGTTAATTTACCATTAAGTACTATGGTAAATGTTGCTAATAAAACCATTTCTAATTTTATTGAAAGTTTGAATGAGTCTGAAAAGAAAGAATTAGTTGATTTTCTTAAGACTGACGATAAAGAATTAGAGGGTAATTTTGAGCAATTAAAAGAAAGTGTCGCCAAAAAATTGGAGACAATTAAAGAGAACGCTGACACAGAAACTAAAAGCAGAATTAATGAAACTTTGGAAAAGGTTGTTTCAGAAAAATACGACAAATTTACTTATTTCAAATTAAAGAATCTTAACGAGAATCTTTAAAAGTCTTTGTTTTTCATTTTCTGAACATACTTGGCCTTTTTCAACATATTTCTTTTTCTAACCGACTTTTTTTCATACTCCTTTCTTTCGACGAGTTGACTTGACTGTCGGGTCTTAATCACTTTACTCTTGAGTAACTTTAATGCTCTCTCGATACCATTTTTATCTACTTTGACAATTAACATATATAATAAATAACGCTTAAATTGAATTTTTTTTGACTACCGACGCAAATATACTTATTTTTTTAAAAATAAACATCGGTAAAATGGAAAATTGATGAAAAAAGGAAAAACATCACCTATTGTGGGTTTTAAAAACACAAAGGTGATTTATGGGACGGTAGATTCGGTTGAATTTAAATCACTATATCTAAACATACAAACATGGGTTGAGCCAATTATAGAGTCTGAAAATTGGCAAAGAATAGTTCTAAACCTAACAAGAGCATTAAGACATACAATACACGACATTTTAGATAGGGTATTATTTGAAGATAATTTTATTGTAGACTTAGATTTAAGGTCAAGCGGACTTTGTAAAGGTAAAAAATCTTTTTTAAATTTAGAGGTTAATCTGTATGTTAAACACAAAGAATTAGATTTCAAATCAAAAAAATTAAAAGATGTTCTTAAAAAGATGACAAAAGAGATAGTTTCACATCACTTTACAAAAAACGAAAATTTTAAATTTCACTTACGTAAAACACTCAAACCAAAGGAAACAATTCTACAAAGTTAAAAACCAAAGTATTTATTATAAAAAATGAATATGGAAGTTTTAAAACCAGGACAATCAGGAAAAGGTATTTTAATCGAATACGATGCAGGGTACCTATCCCCAACCGAAAAACGAAATTCAGATTTAATACAAGAGTCTAAAGGAATGTTAGACCACTCAAAACCATTTGAGTTCTATGCCGTTTTACAAAAATACAATACCCCAAACAGAAACGGAAGAATATATCCTGAAAAAGTATTAAAGAGAGAATCCGAAAACTATAAGAAAATGATTAACAAGGGTATTGCTTTATCCGAACTTAATCACCCTGAATCATCATTAGTTGACTTGGATAGAGTTTCTCACTCGATTAGTGATATATGGTGGGAAGGTCCTGTTCTTATGGGTAAATTAAAACTATTAACTTCACCAGGTTTTCACGAGAGAGGTATTGTATCAACCAAAGGAGACCAAGCGGCGAACCTTTTAAGACAAGGTGTTACACTTGGTATATCATCTCGTGGTGTAGGCTCACTAAAAAAAATTGGTGAACAAAACGAAGTACAAGATGATTTTGAATTGATTTGTTTTGACCTTGTATGGTCACCATCAACACCTGGTGCTTATCTTTTCACCGAACCTGATGACAGATTTAAGTTTGAAGAAAACTTGGATGAGGAGAAAAAAATGAAAGCCGAGAGAGAATTTGGTGGTCCAACTGACAAATCGCTTGACTTAATGAAGAAATTGAACGATTATTTGGGTTACTAAAACATAATAAAATGGACGGAAAATATTTTGTGGCAAAAATTACAACAGACATGCCTGACCCAGAGACAGGTAAAATTAAAAAATTAAGACAAGAAAAATTAGTTAAAGGTTATTCACCGACTGATGTTGAAGCGAAAGTGACAAAAGTTTTTGAGAACTATTCGGAGGACTGGAGAATAACAGCTATTGTAGAAAGTAAAATTGATGAGGTGATAGAATAATCAAAAAATTATCAATAGTTGTAAAAGGAGGGGAAACCCTCCTTTTTTTTATTCTGATATATTTATCAGATATGAAAATTACAATTTCAGAGGGTCAATACAACATATTATCAGAATATTTCAAAAGACCAACAGACCCTATTGCTGCTCATATTAGGAAAACATTGAAAGATGTTTATTCCCCATCTAATTGGGGTAAAATTGAAAACCCTGACGAGGGTTGTGCTACTGATTTTGGGGTCATTGGGGTTTATCAGCATATACCAGGTAAAGATGAATGGTCAATACTTAACAGATTTGACACCAATACCAAAGTAAGAAGAAAAATGGAGGACTTGTTTCGTAAAGATGAACCTGACACCGAATTAACTCCTAAAAATTTCATGGAGTGGGTTACACTAAACGCCGAAAGATTATTTAAAGGTCCTATCACTGATGAATTGGTGGAATTAAATAAAACCACAATTGAGAGGGGAAATCAAAATGAAGATTACGCAATTCAAATACTACAAGAATTTTTCGGTGATAATGCCAAAATTGTAAGATTTTGTTCTGGTGATATTAGAGACACAAGAAAGGGAATGGATATTGCGGTAACCGTGGGTGGCAAAACATTTCACGTACAAGTAAAACCATTTACCTACATAAGAAGTTTGGTTGATAAAGATGGTGATACTTTTTTTGAAGTAACATCAAGGGGTTTTGACTCTACAAAATATTCTGAATCAAATGTACAAGTATTTTTATTCGTTGATTTAGATAGAAAAAGATATGTTGCATTCGCTAATAAGAAAAATAAAATTAGAAAAGTAACAACTGAAATAACAAGATACGACGAACCATATCTTATAAGTAATATAAATTTCGAAGGTCAGACCAAAGTTAAGTCATATAGAAACACTCCTGTTGAAGACGATATATTCAAAGTCGGAGAAAGAAGATTACAAAATCTAGAATTTAGAAAAGCGGAAATCGAAAAAATGATTGAGATTGAGAAACAAAAACAAGGAAATCGGAATCAAAAATAATAAAAAATATTTAGTATCAAAATAAATAATAAAAAATTTTTGTGATTTCATACATATTTATATAGAAAAATAAAACAAAGAATGGCAAAAGAAAAATCTATTGTTGAAGAAGCAATCCTCCAAATGAAAAATTTGGAAGAAGCGGTTGCGGAAAATGCAAAAGGAATACTTGCTTCGACTATGAAGGAAGAAATCAAAGAATTAGTAAAAGAATCTCTTAACGAACAAGACGAAGAAGAGGTTGACATGGAAGTGGACATGGAAGAACCCGAAATGGAAGATGAGGACGAAATGGACTCAGACGAAATGGATATGGGTATGGAAATGGACACTGATAACATCGAAGATGAAGACCCTATCGACTTAACTGACAAATCAGATGAGGAAGTTTTACGTGTTTTCCAATTAATGGGCCCTGATGACCATATCGTTGTTACTAAAGATGACAGCGGTAACATTAGTGTAAAAGACACTGAGACTGACAAAGAATATATGATTGTTGGTGAAAGTGATGAGGACTTAATGGGCGATGCTGACATTGAAACTATGGGAGAATACGGAATGATGGAAGATGACATGAATATGACTGAAGACGATGACGTTACTCCTATGATGGAAGATGATGATATGTTCGGTGATTCTGAAGGAGAATCTGATATGGACATTCAGGGTATCGTAAGCAAAATCTTCGATGAAGGTTATGATGACAATGAAGAAGAAGACGAAAGTGTAGTCTATGAAATCGACATGAATGAAGAATCTAACGATGATGACGATGATACTGATGAGGAATCTGAAGGTATTGTTTATGAAATCGAAATGGATGAAGAGATTGAAGAGGACATGGATGAA